TTTTCTACGAGACAGGAGAGTTGTGCGCGCCAGCCTGGAAGGATTCGCAGAAGCTGCCGGGGCCGTGGTACGTTCGGACGGCCAGCATCGAGAGCTACGGCAAGAGCGGGAAGTAGTTGGAGCGGAAGGAGGCCGGCGATGGGAAGTAGGATTCCGAAGTGCCCGCTGTGCGGCAGGCCGAAGGGAGGTAAGCGCCATGACTGATAAGTCATACTGGATTAAGGAGCGCCACAATCCCCAGACGGGAATCTACTATGTCCCGCTCGGCCAGCTCTCGGCGAAAGCGTCAAAGGCCCACGAGAAATCCCTGTACGGGGACAACTACGTCACGCGCTACGATTCCAAGAGGGCATATGATTCGGCTATAAAGAAGCTTAAGGCCGACGGGGAAAGGGTGCTGCAATGACTGGAGGCCACGCCATGAACCTGCGAGAAGAGATGTCGCAAGCAGTCTTCGGCAAGGACGCCCAATACGACCGGGCCGACGCGGCGCTGCGGTGCGTGGTGGGGTGGATGCGGCGGTACCCCGACTTGTCTGGGCGCACACTTGCCGCCGACATCGAGGCCATGCTCGGCAAGGACGCGCAAGCGACGGAGTGCGAGAAAGGAGAGGGGCGATGAGCTGGCTAGTCCTCGGCGTCCTTGCAACGCTGTTCCTCCTGTGGGCAGACACAAGAAAGAGAGCGGGGCCATGACAACGGCAGTAATCTATACTCGCTTTAGCCCCCGTCCCAATGCGGCAGAATCGGAGAGCTGCGAGAAGCAGGAGGAGGCTTGTCGGGCCTACTGCGGGCGTAAGGGGTACGACGTTGATCGGGTGATCGCCGACAAGGAACAGTCCGGTGACGACGCCGCCAGGGCTGGATTGTGGGAGGCCATCGAGGCGCTCAAGCCCGGCGGGGTGTTGGTGGTTCGCTGGCGCAACCGGCTGGCCAGAGAGGTCTACCTGTCGGAGGTGATCCGGAGAGCGGTCGAGAAGCGCGGCGCCCGCATCGAGGCCGCGGAAGAAAGTAACAATGGAAACTCTCCGGACGATGTTTTCATCCAGCATATCCTGGCCGCCTTCGCGGAGCGGGAGCGCAAGGTGATCGGGATGCGGACCAAGCAGGCCATGCTGAAGCACCAGAGGGCCGGGCGAATCATGTCTCGCCGCATTCCCTACGGGTACAAGGCTAATCCCGATAAGGCGGGCTGGATGATCGAGGACGAGGCCGAGCAGGGGGTCGTTGCAATCATGCGCGAGCTGGCCAGTAGGGGGTGGTGCTACAACGCTATCGCGGTGGAGTTGGATCGGCGCGGGCTCATGCCTCGGGAGGCGACTCAGTGGAGCCGGGTAGTGGTGAAGAGGATTTTGGGTCGAACCTCGGTGGAGGTAGGCACTTAGCGCAAACCGGCGGATCGGCCACCACGCCGAAGGCGTGCCAGTAGTCAGTTCCTCCGCATCCCGGGCATGGGCCGCCCGGGATGATTTTTATTGGGACGAGAACATAGGGGGGCTTCTCGATCTTCGGTTTTTTCTTGCGAGCCAACGTTACCGCCTTGCGCGCCTATTATTGCCGCCCAGGCTGATAGGCTGCTTTGATCTGTGCGGACAAAGGTGTGAGCGCATTTCGAGGATGGCCGACTTGAGTATCTGGCTGGCGCGGCTTTCGCTTACCCTCAACTTGTCTCCAATTTCGCTCATAGATAACCTCTTAAAAAAATACATGTTGACGACAACGCGTAAGCTGGCCGGGATTCGGCTAAGTGCGAAGCGGGCCGAATCTTCAAGGGACTGCGCCCGTTCCGCCGATACCCCATCGCACACCAGGGCGTCTTCCAACGTGCATCCCTTCGCCGTGGGTTCATCAAGGGGGATGTGTTCTATTCTGGGCATAACTCCAGCCTTGATTTTGCTGCGCATTTGGCGCGAAATTGGGTCGGCTTCCCGCATCCCGTCATAGATTGCCCCCTCTACCCGGCGTGTAGCGTAGGTGCTGAACTTGATGCCGCGGTTGAAATCAAATTTTATGGCGGCGTCTAGCAGGCCGTGATAGCCCCATGCGCGAAGGTCATCCTCCCGAACATGAGACGGGATGTTGGACCGCCCAAATACCCGATTGACTACGCTATGGGCCAGCTCAATATTGTCTTCCACCAGTTTCCGGCGCTTGATGTTCATGTTTCCTCCGTTCAGACGATCTTGGGTTTGTTGGGTTCCGCGACTTCCTTCGCGAGACACGCCTCAAACATGTTCACTGCCTCGCAGATGTTCTTGGCCGGGATGCGGAAGGTGACGGGCCGCCCGAAGGAGTTGCCGTTGGGGAGGAGGCCCTTGACGGTAGCCCGCCCCAGGAAGTCAGATTGAAGGGGTTGTCCTTCCCGATCCTCGTCCAGCCAGCCGACTTCTACCAAGTGGCTGATCCGGCGGGTTGCGTTGATCCAGTACGTCTTGCACTCGAAGAACGGGGTCTTGCGTTCCGCGACCATCACGATTCCCTCCTGGTTACGACCAGCTCCACCCTTGGGCTGGTCTTGTCTATCCGGAACTGCGGCTCCTCACGGCGAAGATGCCGCCAGTCATCATCTACGATCAGGCCCGCTTCCTTCAGGCCGTCATAGGCGGCCTTGAGCATGGCCATGAAGTTGTCGGGGTCTCGCCGTCCATCCCGCGCATGGTAGAAGGTGGCCGAGACGCTGGCCAGCGGCCAGGGGCCGCTCTCGACCTGTGCCGACTTGACGGCCTCCACCGCCAACCGCTTGAGCTTCTTGGATGCCGCCGCTCGGGCGAAACGACCCCGCAGGGACACAACCGGGCGGTTGGGCGAGAGAAGTCCGGAGGGCAGGGGGAGGACGAGGGAGACCGTTTCGGCGATCATGCCTGCACCCCATGCGGCGGGCAGAAGTACCGCGTACCCCCGCCCACTCCGTTCTGGATGATGTGTTCAGCCTCCAGCAAATTCCGGATCACGTCTTCGCGCTGGCGGGGCAGTAGGGCGGCCAGGATTCGGGCGACCTCCCGGCGGGGCACGCCCTTCGCCCCGGCCAGGGCGACCCGCTGGTGAATCTGCTTGCCCCACTTCTCGGGACTACTATCTGAAATGTGTTCGGCGGCCTGCTTGACGAAGCGGGTCATCGTCCATGTGGTGAACTCGCAGCCATACTCCGCATGATCCCGACGCATTTCGATGTCTTTGAAGTTCTGGCATTCGGAGGCAGCGAGGATCATGGCGACCTTGGTGGCGTGCTCGATGGCCCTCACCCACAGCGGGGCGCATGGGTGGTTCGGGTCTTCCCGAACCCGGCGTTCACTGTCCGCGAGGAGGTCATCAAGCAGGGCCTGGGCCTTGGGGTGGGTGTTGACCATGATCTGCCAACGGCCCTCAGCGGACTCGATATCGCCGATATCGGCGGGGGCTTGCGGGAAGTGGTTCGCCCAAGCAGAAATGGTTTCGACGATGCTCTGGGGGACAGCCTTGAGGGAGTCGATGCCGCCGCGCATGGATGGGAGGTTGTCCCAAACCTCGCACACGATGAAGCGCCCGAGGAGCCCGTCACGGATGTCCAAGGTGGTCAGGTTGTCGTAGAGCGTGCTCTTGACCGTTGTTCCGTAGATGCAAAGGTGGGGCTGCTCGATGCGTTTCCTTTTTTCTTCTTCCGCGTAGCCCTTCCCCAGCATGAATGAGCCGGCGGAGCTGAAGATTTGGAGGAGCGCTGGGATGATGGACTTGCGGATCGCGCTGGCGTTGTTGCTTCGGATGTTGCCGAACAGGTGCCCGAGTTCGTCCATCTGACACAAACAGCCTCCGTGACCGGAGATGGCCGTGAAGACGGCGGAGTCGGAAGTGAAGTCCTCCGGACCCAGCAGGCCCTCGGCGCCCGACTGGGTGCAGATGCGCTTGATGCACTGCCGGGAGTGATCCTTGCCGGCGCCAGAGCCGGCCAGGCCGACGATGTAGAGGTTGGTCCGGAGGTTGCGCTGATTCCGGACCTTCTGGCCATACATGGCCCCGAGGAAGCCGAGGCAGTTGGCCAGCGCCAGGAAGGGCTGGGGCCGTGGAGCGGTGTCGTTGATGTAGCTCACCATATCCCCAAGCAAACCAATTGGATAGAGGATGTGTTTTGGGGGAATGTCTGCCTGAGAGACCGGCGGGGGCTCTCTCGGCACAGCCGGGGCGACCGGGGCCTCCCTACGAGGCTCTAAGGGGGCTCTATTGGCCTCTATTGGGGGCCGGGACGACCGGATGAGGGCGTCGGCCCACTCCCGGGCCTGGTTCAAGGCTGTCGTGTCGGCTTGGTTGTCGTCCCGCAGCCAGCCGAAGGGCTTGTCCCCGCCCTTCTTGGCCTCGTCGAGCTTCCGGCGGAACTCCCGGTTGTCGTGCCCGGCCCCCAGGTTCCAAGGCGGAACGCACCGGGGGTTGTAGACGCTGGCCAGCAGGCCGTAAGCCGTCCCATCGTCCAGGGCGAAGCCTTGAACCATTGCGCGGGCAGCCCATAGGAGTTTGGCGTGTCCGCCCTGCCCCTGGATGGCGGGCTCGCAGGTTTCGAGGTAGGCGCGGGCGCGAGCTTCGATGTTGGAGTCGGCGAGGACGGGGGCGGAAGGCTCGACCGCCGGGGCGGGCTCTTCTGCGGGGCGGGCCAGCGCCTCGAAGACCCAGGCGGGGGCCTCTTCGAGCGGATTGTCCAGGTCGGCCCAGCGGTAGACCTCTCCGTTCGGATGGACCGATGGGGCGGCGACGATGTAGCCCCGGTCGTTGCCCCGGGTGTCGATGCCCTGGGCGATCTTCCCGGTCGTGCAGCCAATCCGCTCGTCATGCTTGAGGCAGATGTGGCAGCCCCCGCTGCCGGTGCGCTGGGCCGGGGTGTCGTCAGGGAAGGTCTTCCCCTCGGCCGACAGCCTGGCCAGCGACTCCAGCCCGCCGTTGTCCTTGTCGATGTCGATGACGCAGAACGATTCCGGCCCGCAGCGAATGCCAATGTTGGCCATCGGGCAATCGGTCCACCACTTCCGAATCTGCGCCTCGTCGGTCGTGGCGTCGAGGTGCCCGTTGCCGCCGTTCCGCTTAGGGATCAGGGGCAACTTACCCTTGACCATCAGGGGGAAGACGGGCCAGCCGCGGGCGGCGTAGGCTAAGGCAGCTTCAAGGTGCGATTGCATTCAGGCTCCCGGCGCTGAGGTTAGGGAGAATTGCGCTCATTTGCAAATCTCTTTTGCTGTCTTTCCGCAAATCTTGCAAATCACCTTTTCGCCCGGAGCCAGATGGGCTTGAATATGCTCTACGAATTTTCTGGATTTGCAAAGCTCCGCATCCAACCTATTGATGGACTGAAAGAGCCGTCCGATTGCCACCTCTTTGTGGCCGAGGAATTTTATCAAATCCTTCTTGCTAAATCGTGTCCACTCAGCCCGGGTGTAGTTGGACAGCGTTACCCACGAACTCATTTTAGCACCCCCTCTTTCAGGTTATGCTTCACAATCTCCCGGTACTTCCCTCTTTGTGCTACGACGATAGAGCGCGTCACGTCTTTAATTTGGTTTGCAAGGAATAGATTTTCCAGTGCCCCGTTTACAGTTGGAGCGGGCTCGTTGAATCTTTGCTTCCACCAAAACTTTGCCTTGTTCCCGGCGATCCCAACATGGTCGAGGCAGACCCATTCGCGGGTGACGCAGAGCCCGCAGCGGTACTCCACCCGCAGGGAGTCAGGCATCCCAGCCTTGGTGTGCCGGTGGACGCGAACCTCCTCGACCGGAAGTTCCTCGGGAGCCCCGGAGAGGATGGCGCGGTCGCTAGCGCGAATTTCGTGCAGCCGGCGCTCGCGCTCCTCGGCTTCCATCTTCTCGATCTCGGGCTTCGGAATCTCCCAGCCGCAGTGCGGGCATTTGCGGACTTGCCGGCTGAAGACATTGCCGCACTTCCGGCAGTCGGCAGTCGGCGCGTCCCCGGCCCCAATGGCGTCGATGGGGCCGTGCTCGTCGATGCAGTGGGCGTAGTCGAGGATCAGTGCGTCGGCCTTGGATGGATGGACCCGCAAGGCCCGCCCCACCATCTGCTGATAGAGCCCCTTCGAGAGTGTCGGCCGCAGGAGGACGATGCAGTCAACCTGCTTGGCGTTGAAGCCCTCGGTGTAGACGTTGACGTTGCAGATGGCCGAGAGCTGGCCCTTCTTGAATTCGCGGGCCACGCGGTCGCGGACTTGGTGGGGCGTGCTGGCCGTGATCGCCGGGGCGTTGATGCCGTGCATCCGAAGCTCCTGACTGACGTGCTGGCAGTGCTCCACGTCCACGCAGAACCAGATGGTGTGCTTGCGGCCGAAGGCCCGAATATGCTGCATGGCGTCATGGACTGCTTGGCGGATCACGTCTTTGTTATCGACGGCCTTGGCCAGCGACTCCACAACGTAATCCCCTCCGTGATTTCGCTTCACTTGGGACAGGTCGGGCTGGTGCTCTCCGCGGCGGCTCCAGAGTTTACACAGGTAGCCGTCTTGAATCAAGCTGAAAATGTTGGCCTCGTAGCAGATTTCTTGGAGTAGGTGGTCGGGATGGCAGAGCGGGCCAGTCATGCGGAAAGGGGTTGCCGTGAAGCCGAGGATGCGGAGGTTCTTGTTCTGGATGCGCTGGAGTTCGAGGAAGGTCCGGTACTTGCCTTCGCCGGACGGGGGGATTCTGTGGCAGTTGTGAACTAGCACCCCATTGGCGTAGTAAGAAGGGTGCCCACCAATTTGCAGGTTGAAGACAGGTCGAGGGCCTCCTGATTCGACAGGCGTAACACCCGCCACCCGAAGCTCACCAGCAGCTTCTCTTTTTTCTGATCTGCTTCCCTCACTTTTCTTAGTCCGTGTGATGGCCCGTCCACCTCTATCGCTATCAGGCGTTCCGGGTTGGCTATGTCCACCTTGTAGCAAGTTGGGTAGCCCAGCCCCTTCTTGATTTTGGTTGGCACCGGATGCTCTAGGCGCCACCCAGTACCCAATGCCCCATGTAGGGCGGCCACAGGGATCGGTGCCGGCCTCCCGTTTCCGCCCCGCTGTCGGGGTTTGTGGCCAATTCTCAGTAACGTCGATCTCATCTTTCTCCGATGCTTTTCGTTGAACATCGGGTTTTCTGCTTTCTTGGCGCAGGAGCCCGAGCAGAAACGTATCTCTTGCCACTGCTTCTCCTTGATGAGGCTGTGTATCGACCCGTCTGGATTCAGTTTTATCCACGGACGGAATTGTTTTCCGCAGTGCGCGCACAGCTTGGTGGTCGTAAAGACGCGCACCGACCTCCAAGGAGCCGGCTTCTCGCCAGCCACTGTCGGTAAAGAAGGGGTGGTTGCGGGTGCATCTAATTCTTGTTCCATTGCTGATCTCCACATCAACCAAGTTGCTGGATTTGCGAACGAAGACATCCCCCACCAGTTCGACCCCCATTGCCGTGAACACGGTGTCGCCGGGGCTTAGGGATTCTATCGGCATGTCTCCGGCGGGGGTTGAGACCAGGGTTCCGGCTACAAAGCATTCGTCTACAATCGCCAGATCAAACGGGGAAAAGTCCCCACCTTTTCTATGAACGCTGTCGATGCTCGCGTAGATGATGGAGTTGTCGGTGTCCCGGCGATGCAGGCCGGCGGAGTAGATACCGATGTCGGCTCCGGGCCACGCCTCCGCAAGCTCGGCGCTGTTCTGCGCGACCAGTTCCTTGCGGTGAGCGAGGATGATGACGCGGAGCGGCGGATGGTCCAGCTTCCATCGCTGGATGGCCCAGGCGATTACCAGAGACTTCCCAGACCCCGTTGGCAGCACCACGCAGGGATTTGTACTCTTTGTACAAACATGCGCGTGCAGGGCGTCCAGGGCCTCTTGCTGGTAGGGCCGGGGTTGGGCGGGCTCGCTCATGCCTTGGCGTCCGCTTCCGGGGCCGGCATGATGGCGGTTTCAGCCTTGACCACCATTCGCTTCTGGCCCATCTCGACAAGCTCCTCAACTATCGCTCGCCGAATGGCGGCGTCAGCGGCCCACTTTACTTGCTCGGCAGCCCAGTGCGCCTTCAGTGTCGAGAAGTCGCTGCATTTTGGTTTTGGGGTAATCTCGTCCAGCTTGTCCTGTATCAACCGGCAGACCTCGCACACCTTAAACCACCTTTCCCTTCATCGCCACCTTCAACGCCATCAGCCGCTCGCCAGTCTTGCCGTGCAGGGCCGCCTGTGGCGTCTTGGTCAGCTCCAAGCTGGAGAACTGGCCATCGCTGGGGTCGGGGCCGTTGCGCCAAGTCGAGTTGTCGCTGACATTGAGGTACTCGACCCAGCGGGTGCCGTTCGCATTGAGGCCGGTGTCCACTGCCTCGGCGAACGGGACGATCCCGGGGGACCAGAGGTGGGCGTCACAGGCTTTCCACTGGTCGATCTCGCTGAGGAACTTGTTCTTGAATTCACACCACCACTTACCGCCGGGCTTCGTCTTGCTGAAGCCGCAGGAGCGGCAGGAAACGGGCGCCGGGACCGCGAAGCCGGCCGGGTTGCCGTGGCAGAGATTCTGCATACAGCAGTATTGGCAGGCCGTGGAGCCGGCGGAGTCGTCGGCCTTCAGCGGGGGCTCCGCGGCGTCGATGATCCGCTGCGCCCTGGCCAGCATCCCGTCAGCGAAAGCGGCGTCCATGCGGACCCGCTCAACGTAGATGTCGTCGGTGTCCTTGCAGACCGCGAAGTAGAGCGCCCGGTCCATGCCGGTCTTCCGCATGTAGACTTGCATCTGCGCGTAATGGAGCGGCTTCGACTGCTGGACGCCCTCCCGCTGGAGCTTCCCGAAGGACTTAGCGTTGTGCGTCTTGACCTCCAGAACGTGCCACGCCTTCGGGGCCTCAATGACCCCTAGGACGCAGCCGTCGAGGTGCCCGGAGAAGTGGCCGTCGCAGTCGGAGATGGCGAACTGCTCGCCGGTCTCGGGGTCGTCAAGGAAGACCTCGCAGCCAAAGGCCCGGAGGTCCGTGGCGACCCGCTCCTCCTCAAGCTGCCCAGTTTGGAAGAGGCGGTAGAGCCGGCCGGGGAAGTTCTCGCGGCCGAGCCACCGGAAGGAGTACCAGAGGTATCGGCTGCAAGCGTGCCCGATCTGGCTCGCGCCGAGGTAGCCGCGAGGGGCCTCGGCATCCCCATGTTTCTTCCACCAGTCGAAGATTGCGGTCGCGGTCGGGGATTCTTTCGGGGTGAACTGTTCGAGGTTGCCCACGCTACACCTCGTTTCCCCAAACGGTCCAGCCGGGGGTGGCTTCCCGGGCGAACAGTTCAATGCGTGGAAGATCGCCCATCAGGGCAACAATTCGCTCGCGCACCTCGTGTGGCTTGGCGCTGTGCCTGCCGATGGGGGAGTCTACCACGGAATGAACAGCCGCACTACGCCTCTTTGGGTTGCCCCTGGTCGCCAGAATGCAAATCTCCGCATTGGCGCGAGTCCAACGCCCCATGCCCCAAAACCAAGACGATGATTTGCGATTGCGCTTAACCCAGGTAAAGGCGACCGTCTTGTAAGTGAAACCCCAAGCCTTCAGGCAGTCAAAAACCTCATCTATCTTGGGCATAGTTACCCACAAAAATAGGGCGCAGTCCTTTTCTGCCAAGTCACCTACGGGCAGATTGAGCAACCATTGCCTGCTTTGTGTCGGGTACTTGTGACACGCCCCGCGCTTGCCCGCGTTGGCCTTGTCCCGATATGACCACGGCGGATCGGCGTAAATGATTTGGTATTTCTTGTTTGGCCAGTTGTTTATTTCGCTGGAAACGAGCTGTTCTGTGTTGCCCATTCGCTGCCTCCTCAAGAAAAGTGGTGGGCCGGCGCCCGAGCGGCAGAGTAATACTCTCGGGAGTTTGATCCGTGGATTCCCCCGCCGACCCAGCTCTACTAGGAAATCCGAAGGTGCGTCCCGCGCTCCAGCAGGCGGCAGCCGGCGACCGCCTTGCCGGCCTCCAACTCCGCCCGGATGGCGTCACCGTTGACGCGGTACTCGGTGATGACCGTGCGGTACGGGGCCGGGAGGTCTTCCGGCTTCACGTTGCACTCCAGCGGAATCTTCCCGCCGTTGCCGGCCACTGACACCTTGAACCGCGGGGTGTCCACGGTCTTGAGCTTGCGGAACTGGAGGACGGTCTTGAGGTGATCCTTGAGCTTGTCGGCGATGTTCTCGTCTGTCTTCGCCCGACTGGCCAGCCTTGCGGCTTCCTTCTTGCGGGCCTCGGAGCGGGCCAGGAGGGTCTGGATGAAGGCGGCGTAGTTGTCCACCTTCTCCTCCATGTTCCCCTGAAGCTCATTGGCCCACTTCGCCAGGGCCGCTTGAACTTCCGGGGAATCCAGGTCCGCGTTGTCGAGGAGATCGTCGAACGCCTGCATGTCTTCAGAGATTTGGAACAAGGTTTTACCGGCCATGCTGCTGTCCTTTCAGTTAAGAAGTGATGGGCTGGCGGCGGAATCCATGCCCCGCCGGGTACGAGTTCGAGCGTAGTCTGAGCAAATCGTCCCGCGTCCTACGCCGCGCCAGCCCGATCAGCCTACTTCTTCTGCTTCCACGGCGGGACATACCCGCCGGCCGGTGCCGCAGGGGCGGCCGGAGCCGGGGCAGCAGCGGGGGCCGCGGCCGCGGGCTGGCCAGCCGGGGCGGCTGCCTGGGCGCCCTCAAGGGGCTTGAAGCCCTTGACCTCGTTGCCGGGGCCGTACTGCTCGTCGTTGGTGACGGCCACCTTGATCTGACAGGTCTTATTGACCAGATCGGCGGTGTCCGTGACCCGCAGGGTGCCGGTAGCGTGCCCGAGGGCGCTCAACTCGCGCTGACCGATCTCCTCGCACTTCGGATTGGGGTTCCGGAGGTTGATGTTCGAGAACACCTTGCGGTTGCTGAGTTGGCCGGTCTGGGTGTCGAAGACCTGGAGAGTGAGCTTGAGGTAGTGGCCGTCGCCCTTCTTGGTGGCCTTGACCTCGGCCTCGGCTACCATCGCGTTGTACCACCCCGCCGCGAGCGGCTCATACGCCTGCGCCGGGTCCACCTGATTGCAGTCGAACTCATGGCCACCGAAGACATCCTGAATGTTGCCCATGTCGTTTCCTTTCCTTCTCGCTGCCTATGCCTCAGCCTTCGTCAGCGCCTCAAAGAGCGCTGGCCACGAAAGTGGAAGCTCGTATGGAATCTTGCCCCAGTTGCCGCGACCGCCGCCCGGATGGGCGGGACGGGGCTGGGTGTACATGAAGGGCTGGCCGTGGCTGAGATCGACGGCCCGGTTCTTCGTCTTGTTGAAGCCGACATCATCCTTCCGAACGGCCGTCTTGTACTGGATGAACAGGATGCCGTCAGCCCACCGCTTGAGAAGCTCCGCCGCGTGCTTGTGGACGGCCAGAGAGTAGCGGTCGTAGGGCTCCGCGTTGGGGTCGTTGAACTTCTCCACCCGAGCATGGCCGATCAGCATGATCGTCATGCCCTTGTCGCGGAGCGCGGTGAGCCCGTCGAGAATCTCCCGCCACTGCTTCAGGCACTCCGTGTACCCCTTGCCGTAGCCGCCGCCGATCTTCTCGATGGTGTCCACCCCGCCGTTGATCCGGCAAGCCTCGTCCCACACCAGCGGCTCCATCGCGGAAACCGAATCGAGAACGAACGTCTCGAACTTGTGTTCGCTGACGTAGAGCGTGCCGATGGCCTCCATGATGTCCTGGTAGCGGTTGGCCACCGGGAACGCCTGAACGCTCAGGGCGTCGATGCCCTCTTCTCCCCGCATGGGGAGGAAGATGGGGGCCGGGGCCTGAGCGCCGAAAGTTGACTTGCCCACTTTCTCGTTGCCGATGGCCAGAAGTCTCGGTGGTCGAGACTGCTTGGCCGATGCGATGCTGCCCAAGTCGAACGCCATGCTGCCGCCCTCCTACTTGCGCCTAAACAGCAGGCGCTCTGCCGATTGACGACTCCACCGTCTGCGCCCGCCGACCCTCTGTTCGGCGATCTTCCGCATGTCGATGCTCTTCTTACCGTACCCGCGAGGCGGCCCCTTCAGGAGCCGGTACAGGGTCGAGACCCCTATGCCGTACATCTCGGCGAGTTCCTTCGCGGTGATCCACTGGGTCTTCATGTCTTCACCTCCCTTCCTAGTTTTATTCCCGACATTAGCCAGTATATCCTGCGGCCGGGAGAAGTCAAGGGAAAACTGGAGATTTTTTGGGAATTATTTTTCAGCCTCCATCTTGCTCTTTTCCAATGCCTTGCGAAGGGCGGAAACGCGGGCGGCGAAAGAAGTCCAGTTGAAATTCGCGTCCCTCATGCGGACAGAACCGCCGCGCCGCTTCACTTCGGCGGTCAGCGCGGCCACGGCCTCGTCGGGGTCGGTGATGCCCATCTTCTCCAGGGCGGTCATTGCGGCCGATACCTCCTCGGTATGCTTGGACTTTCGCTTGTCGAACTCCTCGACGCTCTCGCCCTTCTTGCGCTCGGAGCGGGGAGAGGTGGCCGCATAGAGGAGATTAGCCTTCTGCTTCTCGCTGGCCTTAAAGGTCTGCATCCCAGCGCCCAGCAGTCCGACGAGACTGAGAGCCGCACCCGCGGGAACCCCCTGCTCCTTGATGGCGTCGTAAATGTCCGAGACAGAGAGCGGGGTGACAAGTTGGAGGGCTGTGGACTTGGCCGTGACCTCTTGGCCGCTCAAGTCCTTCCCGACCGCGACGTTGACGGCAGTGCCGGCCAGCGGAGAGAGCTTGCTGCGGGCGAAGTTGGTCATCAACTCGAAGGTGTTGGCGGCCCCGAACGGCATGTCCGGCCCGCGAACGTCTTTCGAGATGCCCGTCACTGGGGAGGTGCTCTTGCCTGAGGCGATGCGGCTGGTCAGCACGGCCACCTGGGAAAGCCCGGAGAGAGGATCAAGCCGGGTGTTGCCGACCTTGATCTTGCCGAAGTCAGAAGAGGTGGGGTCGCTGCCGACCTCGGCCCCTGCCGCTTGAGCCAAGAAGTAGACGGTCCCCATGCCCATCAGGTAGCGGGCGTATTCCTTGGCGATCATGGTCCGGGTCCGCGCATTGCCCTTATAGAGAGGCTGGCCAGCGAGGAGCGCGAAGCGGCTGGAGACGTAGCGGGGGGCGAAGAACACGGTCGAGAGCGCGATGGCTGACCGCTCGAAACCCACCAGCGGCCCGCGGCCGGTGGCGGTGTTGATGAAGCCGGAGATGGCCTCGGCTTCGACTTGAGTTACCTCCCGGGTGGCCCCCAGGCTGTCGGCCATCGCGTCGAAACTGTCCGCGCGGAGCTTATTAAGGAAGGTGACATAGGCCCGCTCGGATGCCCGCACCAGTGGAATCTTGCGAGCCAGCCGGGACATGAAAGCTTCCTCGGCCTTGCCCACCCCGCCTTCGAGGGCGCCGAAGTAGAGTTTCGTCCGCGCGTAGAGCGGCGCGTTGGGGCGCTCTTGAATCTCCACGTTGATCTTCAGAGCGGTTCGCTCAGAGGCGAACGCCTTTAGCATGTCGGGGATTGTCTTGACGCCGCGAACCGGGTGCCCCATGACGATGAAGCCGCCCTGACGGAGCACGGCCGAAAGGTCGATGCTTGTCATCAGGGCGCGGGCGAAGTTGAAGGGGTCGGCCACCCGCTCCCAGATGGTCTGCGGCTCCAGGGCCTTGACCTGTTGCCGGATTTCCTGCCGCAGCCGGTCGCGCTCGAAGACCAGGGCCTCCAGCTCCTTGCTCTTGGGCATCTCCACCTTGCGGCTCTTGGGGAGGATGTCGCCCTCGTCAATCCGGCGCTCCAGCTCGACGATGCTGGCCTCCAGCCGTTGCTTGATGGCCGGCTCGGAGTTCTTGATCTGCGCCCGAAGACCATCGCGGATGTCCCGCAGGGCCCGGATGGGGTCGGTGACAACGCCCTCGTTGGCCCGCTTGGTCGGCACGGTGCCGGACTCCAGATGCTGCTGGAGGTCGGTGATCTTGTCGCGAAGCTGCTTGTCGGTGCGGGCCTCGCGCTTGATGCTGTTGAGCTTGGCCACCACGTCGTCCACCCGGCGATCCAGCCCGGTCGTGGCCTCGGAGATGGCGTCAGCCAGCATCTCCCGGCTGATCGTCGGAAACCGCTTCTGAATCTCGGCGTGGACATCGGCGAGGTTCTTGACGCCCTCGCGAGAGCCCAGGTTGAGGGCCATCTTCGTCAGGGTCATCGCAAAGTCGGAGCACTTCGGCTTAGCCATCAACGGTCTCCCTTAGAGTACGCAGCCGCCCTTGAGCATGTCTTCCATCGTCTTCGAGAGGCTGGCCAGCTCGGATTCCTTCTGGCCGATGCTCATCTTTCGGTAGCGCCGCGGGCCTTCCTCTTTGACGAACCCCTCGGCCTTCATTTCGCTCACCCGCTTCCGGAGGGCCTCAACTTTCTTGTCGGTTGCTTCCAGGCGCTCGGTCATCTTCTCGAAGGACGACCGCTGCTTCGGGCTCAGTTCCGAACCCTTGGCGGCCTTCGCTCGGGTGGTCACGGAGATCAGGTCGAAGCTGTCGTTGATGGTCAGCTTCTGGGCCGCGAGGTTACGCCCCTTCTCCGTGCCCGAGCGGTGGAGGGCTTCCCCGAGCGCCTCAAACTCGGCCTCAATGCGGCCGGTCTCGGCGGAGAGGAACTTGGTGTCCGCGGGGTCGGTCGCCTCCTTGACCTTCTTCAGCAGGGAGCGGTGCTCGCCGCGAAGCTCAACTGCCCGGATCACCAGTCCGGCCGTCTCGACATCGGTGAGCGCTCGGGGCTTGTCGTTGACCTCTTGGGCGATCCGCGAGGCCCGCTCGGGCACCTTCTCGTTCTTGGCTCGCTGGAGGGCGTCCTGCCACGACTGGCGCTCGATAGAGGGCGGACCATCGACGCCCATTTCCCGCATAGCTGCGGTCACGTCCGCCTGCCGAGCGGAGAGTCCCCGGGCAGCGTCGTTTACCTCCGCCGCCGTGTTCGCTTTGCCGAGATCGGGGGGCTGGCCAGCATCGGCGGGCTTGGGGGCCTCGGCTTTCTTGGCGGCGCGCTCGGCATCCATTCGGGCCATGTCGGCTTCGATTTTGTCCTCGACGGGGGCCTTGGGTTCAGGCTTTGGGGTAACGGGCTCCGGGGCCTTCTTGGTGCCCCCCGGCTCAGGTCTCGGCCCGGGTGCCTTGGCAGCCTCGGGCGGTGTTGCCTGGGGCCAGGGGGCGGGCTTGGCCAGGGGCTCTGCCATTCCAGCCGCCTCCTCGTTTCTATTCCCGATATTATCCGATTTTTCCTGCTTGTCAATAGCCTTCTTCTCCGCAATCTTCGCCTCAAGCGACTTCCGGCTCCCGCCCGCCGGGACGCCGAGGCGCTTGGCTTCGGCCCGGAGAGCGGACATGGGAGTGGGTTCGGGGGCGGGGGCCTCAGCGGGGGCCGGAGCTTCCGCGGCCTTCGCCTCCGGCCGCTTGCCCAGCAAGTCTTCATCGAGCGGCTTGGCCAGCTCTCCGAGGTCGAGCCCCGAGAACCGCTCCTTGCCCTTCGCCTGAATGGCCTCAAGCTGGTCGTTGAGTTCCCAAGCCTTCTGGGTGTCGCCCTCTTTCCAAGCGGCATTCAGTTTGGCCTCAACATCCAGCGAGTCGCCGATGAGCCCATCGAACTCGTCACGAATCTTCTGCTTGGCCTTCTCGATGCGGGTCAGCTTGGCCCCGGCCTTGACGCGCTCGGTGGCTGCCGCCTCGGTGGCCCGCTCGACGCGCCCCCTGTTGGCGTCCATCTCCGCGCGGAGCGACTCGATAGCCCGGTCGTGGGCAAGCCCCTCGGAAATCTGCGCCCGCTCTTCGGCGGTGAACTTGCCCTTGATGCCGGCCTCCTCGAAGTCCCGGCGGCTGGGGGCCTCGATCTCGGCGATCCTGGCCAGCGCCTCCGGCTTCGCCTTGGCGAGAGCGGCTTGCATGTCACCCCGGAGAGCCCGGACGCCGAGCGCCACATGCCCAGCCCCGACCATCCCGAGGATCGGGACGGCGCTTTCCTTCATCGCCTCAATCGACTGGTCGAACTGGGCATCCCAATCAACCGCCGGAGCCTTGGGGTCCATCTGCGAGGCGGCATAGATGCCGGCCAGGCGGTTGAGTTCCATCCCGCCCTGGAGCCCAAGGGCCTCCGCGCTGTCGATCCCGGCCTTGGCCAAGAACCTCTTGGTGAGGGGCATGAAGCCCTCGACCAGCGCGGGGGTGACACCCTTACCGCCCCGGCCGAGAATCTTGCCGACCTGGAGGGTGGAGAGCACGCCTTCGACAGCCCCGGCCGCGAGGCCGACCCCGCCAGCCGTTTGGGTGTCGTAGCCCATGTCCGCGAGCTGGCCAGCGGTGCGGCCCGCGCCAATGGTGCCGAACCACGCAGCCCCGGCCACCGGGCCACCCGCGGCCGTGGCTGCCAGCCCCGGAGCTACAGAAGGAGCCATTCGCGCTGTGGTGTAGAGCCCGCGGGCGAGAATGCTGTCAGAGTCGATGGGGTCGGTGGTATCTTGCAGGCCAGCCAGCTCGCGTCCGGCGGCAGCCTCCTGTCGTCGCTCCCGCTCTAGCTGGGGATCGTATACGCCAAAAAAGGAGGGCGGGAAATACTGCGCCGACGCGCTCCGGAAGGCGCTCCTTACATCACCAACTCCGCGGGAGAAGGACTCGGTAATCTTGGCGCCCACCCCGCGCCCGCCCCGGGCAGCGCCTTCCTCGTCGATCATCTTGACGAACATGGCCTTCTGCTCGGGGGCCAAGTTTGCGTACCACGCTCGGTACTTGTCGGGGTCTGGCTTGACCGCAAAATCCTTGGCGACCTCGTAGACCTCTTTCCAGGGAACCCCTTCGGGGTTATCCTTCCCGTAGTATTCCTTTGTCTTGGCCAGAATGGTATCGAGGGCCTTGGGGTCAACATGCGCCCAGCCTGGATGCTTCTTCAGTTGATTTTTAACGAGGTAGCGTGTACCCTCGTCAGACGTGCCCTTGAAGTAGCTGATCCGGGCGTGCCGAACCATCTCGTCAACGACTTCAGACGAGTCAACCATCGCAGCCAGGGAGTCGGCAACGCCCCCGCCCGGCTGGGCCGGGGGCTGCCTCTCCGACTGCTCAAGGAGCTTGGTGAGCCTGTCCGCGATCCCATCGGCAGGCATTAGAGGACGCCCTTCCGGCGCAGTTCCCTGGCGATCTGAAGCTGCTCCTCCGGGGTCATGCCCTCAAGGCTCTCGACCATCTCCGGGGATTCAAGGTCAGACCTGACTTTGACTGCATCAAGAATCGCAGTTGGCGTTGCATACCGCCTCTCGGGAGCCGCCGCCCGATTCTCCGCCCCGGGCCGCCCCATCCTCTGCGCCTGCGCCGCATCGGCGTCCCCCGGCATGGCAGGCAAGGGCGGCAACCTGGACATAAATTCATTGTATTTCTTCTGACTGACGACAGCGTTCCCCTTGGCGTCTTGCACCTCTGCGTACTTGAGCGCATTGGTGATCCGCTGTTGCTCAATCTCGACCCGCTTCAGCTTATCATTCCAAGTCGGCTGCGTGCGGTCCTCGCCAATCTTCTTGATATTGCCGTCTGCCTGCCGCGTCATCACCAATCCCTCGGGGGTTGTCCATGCCTGCCCCACATCTTGTCCCTCGGGGAACTTGCTGGGCTCCTTTCGGGTTGGCAGCGGCTCGATGCTGGCCAGCCTGGCTTGCACGCGCCGCTTGGCCTCCACCTTCTCCTCGGGGGTGTAGGCGTCGGATTGCTCGATCTCATAAAGCGCGTTCTGATACTTCTCCTGATCGGATTTCTGCTGAGCGGTCAAGCGGAACTCGTAGCCCGCATCCTCCATTTCCTGGCGCTGTCGTATCAGCTCGGTCTGGTTGCCGAACTGAACATCGGTCATCTCGCGCTGGAAGCCCTGCCCGGCGGTGGTCTGATCGCGTTGGAAGTCCTGGCCCGCCCCGACCATCTCCCGCTGGAACTGCTGCCCAGCGGCGATTTGTGCGGCCTGATTCGCTTGGGCGTCCTCCCGAGCCTTGCGGGCCTCCTCGGCTTGCAGGGCGGGAAGCAGAAGTCGCTTGCGCTCCAGCTCTCGGCCGGTCGCGAAATCGGCGGCCAGGACAAGGCTGGGGTTGGCTCCGTGTTTGACGTTAATCGGCATGTTATGAATCTCCGTATCTCAAGCCAGCACCGTAGCGAACTACAGCCGTCTGAACAAACACCCAGTACCCACACCATGACGTTTGTCCGTCTGCGGTAAGGGTAGCCGCCGGCCAAGCCGGGCGCACCGAATTGGCAGATGGCCCCACATAATTATCGCCAACAACCGCAACCGCTTGGCCAGCAACGTAAGCCCTGTCCACCTCAACGGCTTTTAGTAGATTTTGGTATCCATCAAAATCGGAGTTCCCGTTAAATTCGTAGAATGTCGTAGTGACGGGAGTTGTGGGCATCGCGTACATGTCAATGGCTGCATTATGAACCGAGCTTGGGAGCGTAACTTGGCCCTTCACGCGAGTCCTAACCATTGCAGCAAAAAAGTTGTTTGCAGCATATCTATGCTCGCTGACATTTGCCCGAGGAATTGCAGCCGTAACGCCGCCGATTGCATCGGCATCAAAAAGCCCCGCCGCGGCGCTTCGCGCAAGCGCCAGAGACGCCCTGAATGCTTCCCCGTATCGCCCATCAATCGGGGGGTCGCGCTGCGTCCACGCCAGGGTGCGGGACGTGCTACAGAGGAGCTTCAGGCAAGCAACGAGTTCGTTCCATAGGTGGGGGCAAACGTAGTCCCCGATGGTGAACGGACCGTAATCGACTACGAACCCGCCCGCTCCGTCAGGAACATGCCTAAGAAACCCCAGTGGATCAATCCCGGCATCGCTCCGCAGCGTCTCCAACGTAAACGTCTCCACTTCGGCTTTTGCGTCATAGGCGCCCACTGCACTGTCCCGCACAAAGGAGGTGCAGTTATCTTCAATCCACTGCTGCGCCCACCGTAGGGAGAAGACGTCAGTCGCTAGGCCCTCGGGCGGCGGCCACGTCGATGCCTGAGGAGGAGCCACGTCGGAAACCTGAAAAGGTAAGCACCCTGCCGGCGGGAGCTTACACCACGTCGCAGACGCCAGAATCTTTTGGCGCTCAGCAATGGCGTAGAATACCTGATGGTGCAGGTGGTCGTCAGCCACAGAGGCGAGGTCGTCCCCTTGTAGGTACGCATTTGCCCAAACCATTATGCGTGCCCCCGCGGATAATCCCACACCATAAATCCATCCACGTCAAGTTGCAACACCTTGTACTCCATTTCTTGCTCCTGATCTATATACGGGAATGGAGCAAGAAAATAATTGTTATCGCCAATCTGTTGCACAAAAACCCAATCACCCTCCGCCACGTCCACAACATCCACATTCCAGGCGGAGAGACTGTCCTCGTCGGGGTCGTCTATAAACGAAGCCGTATCGCTGTCGTATTTTAGCGGCACCAGGGTTCCGCTCGTTTCCGAAAGAATGTCCGTCGTGCAACGACAAAGCAGGGCGGTCGAAGCCTCGGTCGTCGCCTCCACCGGCCCCAGCGGCAGGTACTTCCCGGTGACAGGATTAAACGGGGTGATGGGCATCCCGAAGGGCTTGACAGGCGCAGAGCGCGGCATCGGCTTCGTCGGCCGATTTCCGTTTGCCCCATGCGTCACCCGAATGCCCATCTGTGTCTCCTACGGTGCGGGGTAAGTGGGCTGACTGGCCCCCAGGTTGGAAGCAAGCTGGCCAATGTTGCTGAGGTCGGGGTAGCCGTCCTCGCGCCGCTCCATGAAGCCCAGCATAGCCTGGAGCACCGTGTTCCGCAGCCCCACCCGCTGAACATCGAGGTCTTGCATGTGACTCCGCAGGCGGTCCCGAGCTGCGAGAATCTTCCCGCGCATGTTGTCCTTGAGCGCGAAGAGGCGGTCGGCGAGCGCAGCCTGACGCTCCAGAATCTTGTCTTCGAGGTCCGTCAGCGCCCTGGCCCGCTCCCGCTCGACACCAGCATAGAGCGAGTCCCAGGTGGTCGTGTTATAGAGCCCGCGGGCGATCATGCTGGCCCGCGACTCCGCAACCTGATTGTCGAACTGTGTGGCAATCCGCGTTCGCTGGGCATCCCCGTAGTCATCAAACAATCCATCCATCTCATCTTTATGGTCATCATAATCGGTTTTAACGTCGGCCAGAAGGTTCTCGATTAGGGCGTCATAGGTCGTGTCGCTCGACTGGAGGCTGTTCAGGCTATCCTCAGTCTTGTCCAGCATGACTGTGTAGAGCGCCACGATCTCGTCGTACCGCTGATCGTTAAGGGTGCGACCCTCGTTATAGGCGTTGGTAAACGAGGTGATAAGGTCTTTCAGTGCGGTCTCGGGCTTGAGCACCCGACGACGCAGGACGCAGTAGGTATACACCCCTCCAGATTCGGAAGCGTAGGCAATGGTCCAACCCTGAGCTATCAGCCACGGCAGTTTCTCAGAGTGATCTCCGGACCCCAAATCCAGAAACTGCCACTCATACCACCCGGAGGAGTCCATCACCGCCTCGTTCACCGGGTCGGTGTCGGTGATGTAGGCAGACGGGTTGATCTTATCCATGTTCAGCTCCTACCACGCCGCTACCGTCTCACTCTTGCGGTACTGGATCAGCACACCAACGAGTCGAAGAGAAACGTCCATCGCCGTGCCCTCGCCGTTGTAGTCAAAGTCGCGGGTAAGCTTGAAGTGGATTAAATCGCCCAACGCCGGGGTGCCGCCCACTGTAAGGGCGGGACTGGCAGCCGTGATGTGCAGGTCGTCATCGGCAATGACCTGATCGGTCACGTCTTGCCCAGTCCCTAGCGCGGCATCAAGAGCATCGTCATTCGACCACGCCCCCGCCGCCAGCGTCAGCTTGATCCACTCGTCAGCATTGGCATCAGCGTGCCCTGGCGCCCACAGCGCCTTGAACTTGATCGTGCTCCGGTCCCAGTCAGGCGGCATGACGTGATTCCACTCCACGCTCTCGTCTTGCGAAGCGCCGGCCAGCAGGTGCACCGCATGAGTTATGTCGTTGGTGCCGTACTCGGCGAGATAAAGCATTTCGCCATCAGTCTCGCCGGCCCCCGCCGTTACGCTTCCCTCCATCACCGACGCCGGGAAGAAAATCTCGGAGTAGCCGGTAGTTCCCAGATATGTCTTGATGGTAGAGAGCGCCACCTTCTTCTGCGTCCCGCCCTGAATACAGTAGAACACATCGGCATCGACGGAAACCGTCACGGCATTCAGCGCGGCAACGTAGGCCGCCAGCGCCGCATAGATGGCGGTGTTGATGTTGGCCAGGGTCACGCGCTTCGCGGTCGTCCCCTGAGTCACCAACATGTAGTCAGTGGTGGCCAGCGTGCCGCTGCCGTCAGCCAGATCGTGAATGTCCAGGATGGCCGCCTCGACCGTCGCCCGAACGTACTCCGCCAGGAGGGCCAGGGTGACGGTCTTCTCGACATTGGCGTCATCCTTGAGCGCCAGCTTGTCGGCACTGGCCGGCGCGGCCTCGGCGGCCTTGCCCCAGACGGTATCGATGGCGTGCTGGGCCACCACGTCGATGTCCACCGGCTTGAGCACCCCTCCCTGGAGGATGAAGACGCTATCCGAGCCAGTGACCGCCGTTCCGGCAGTGATCGCCTCGATGGCGTCCACCACGAAGTTCTTGATGCCGGTCGGGGTGATGCTCTTGCTCGCCCCGGCGTCGGAGACCGGGATGATCTCGCTCCCGCCAATCGAGGCGTCGGGAGTCATCTCCGAAATCTTGATGTTAGCCATTACCGCAACCTCCCAAGCGCCTTGCTCCGCAGGCCCACGGACTCGAATGCCCAGGGCTCAGCAGAAGACAGCCACAGCACAGCCCACGGCCCGCGAGCCCGCGGGTAATCCACCGCGTTCTGCCCCTCCCCCCAGGTGCCCGAGGCGGCCGCCCCGGAGTCGTCCCCGGCAATGGCGGCTTCCCCAGCATCCACGGCCTCCTCGGCCGAGGCACCCACCACCAAGGCCCAGCTTACGTCGCCGCTGCCATCGGCCAGGGCACCCACGATCTCTGTCACCATGCCGTCTATGCCCTCAGTGCGGGGCACATGGAACGGCCCGATCAGGATGTCGCTCTGGAGGTCGGTGCCATCGTCATCTGTGGCGGTGTCCAAGAACCGGCGCAGGTAGCCGTCCTTGCATCCCAGAATCACGTTTGACCCGCCAGCGGCCGAGAGCACACCAACGGCCAGCGGTTGCTTCATGGCCGGCAAGGAAACCTGCCAGAGCCCCTTGTGCTCCAGGTCAATCCACCAATGAGTCCCCGCAACTGCCCCAAGCTCGTCGTCAGCCGGGGTCAGGAAGAGATGGATGCCGCCCTCTTTGTGGTCGTAAACCATGAGGATGTCGGTGGTCTCCGGGTCTACGTCCAGAAGTTCGTCTGGAATGCGCTTGCCGCTGAACGGCGCCGGATGCGCCTCGCTCCCAACCTGCCAGGAATAGAGCCCGTCGCGGGCCAGGAAAAGCACCAGGCCGTCCGGGGTAATGACGATGCCCTGCGGGGCCAGGATGCCCACAAACGGGCTCACGCAGACCTTGCGGCCCTCCGCCGCCGGGTTCCCGTAAACGGCCCACAGGCTCTCGGCGGTCCCAAAGATCAACGCCCGGTCGTGATGAGGCAGCATAGCCAGGATCGTCTCACCGATCTTGCCACCGTCCCCGACATAGCCGGCCACCGCAAGGGCCACGTTGCCCATCTCGGCCCCGAAGTCCCAGTTGGTGTCGTCAGCCTGGGCCGACATGTAAAAAAGGTGGTTGGCGCCTGCCAGCACGACGCGCTCCTGGTAGACGCATACAAGCGGCTGGCCAGTGGGGGCGTTCTCCACCGTAGCCACCTCGCCTGTCACCGGATCGTACTTCAACAAGGTCGAGTCGGCGATCAGGAGCTTCCCGCCTTTCTCAGCCATCGAGAATGCCGTCGCATCCCCAACCGGGTTGGTAGCGGAAACGGTCGAGTTGAAGATGATGAAGTTGCCGGCCTCGTCGGTGACGTACTTGTCATCGTCATCGACAAGGAAGGCGGTTGTCTGCGTTACGGTCTCACCCCGAACGATATTGAGCACCCCGCCGCAGATGACCGCGAGGTCAGTCTGTCGCTCGCCATCGCCGTCCAAGTAGGTGACGGAAGACACCCCGACAATATCTGAGCCGAAGTCGGTAGCAACGACCTTGGCCAGCCCCGGCCGGGAACCGCCGCGCCCACGGCGCTCAAATGGGCCGTAGGACCGGACATTGATGCCGCGCGGCGAAGTGTAGGGGCTCGTCTTCTGAGCGTAAGTGCCGCCACGGAAAACTCCGCCCAGCGGAAATTCGATCTTGCTGGGGCGTCCGTCCGGCATCATCCATCCCTTCAGAAGCACCCCCGGGGGCCTTTCGACCCCCGGGGCTCTCCCCACCTACTTCACCAAGCTCAGCTTTGGGGCCTCACCCTCAGCCACAGCAACGAGCGGCTCCAGGGCGAGTAGCGTCAGGGGCGCAATGCTGACATCCTCGGGCAACACAACGGGCTCAACGGACACGTCGATTTCGACCCTCAGAACGTCGGCAAACGCCTCCACCCAGGCTTTGTGCCCAGGCATTTCAGGAGAAATCGAATAGCTCTCGCCCTTCTTCTCGCCGTGCTCCGTAATTAGCCTGTCGCGCTGCTCCATGATGGTCTTCAGTTCTGGCTCCAGCACCTTGACCAGACGCACAATGCGCAAAGCCAACGACGCCTTTATGCCCTTCAGCTCCAAAAGCGCCCGCAACGCCGCCTGCATGTCGTACAACTTGCCCGCCGTGATTTTCATGCCACCGCCCCTTTCTTTACTGCCGCGGTTAATGGCCGGGGCGGGACCACCCCGCCCCGGCCCTAGACTGACTAGCTGGTGTAAAGGTTCATGTAGTAGACAGTCCCGGTCGAACGCTCCTTGCAGAACGGAATCTTGTACCCACCAGACGATCCCGCCCCACTAGAACCGCCAAAGTCAACAATGGTGTTAACATCGATCAGCGCCGTGAGCACGTTGCTGAAAATGTTGGTCGCCCACAGGAACAGGGAGCCCGGGCTGCCGCCGTCGTCCACGACGAATTGATAGCGCCCACCGATGATGAACTTCGTGCTGGAGATCGTGGCGTCGGCGTGCGCCCAGATGCCATCATCGCGCACAGAAATGGTGTGCGAACCGCCGTTGGCCGCAGCACCCAGGTTGATCCAGGTGCTCGCCGCAGCAGTCTGACCAGCCACAACACCGGAGATGTCGATCTGTTCCTCGATGAACCCGTAGCCATCGCCAAGGTTAGGCAGCGCAACAGAACCGGCCAGCTTGGCCAGCCGCCCGGTATTACTGACAGTGCAAGCGGCGTCAATGACCTGACTGGCGCTCCCCGAGGGCACATAAATGGCGTGCGTCCACGGGTAGCTCGCCGACAGCGCCGAGGCGGCAAAAGCGGCGCAGATGGTTCCGCCGCCCAGCGCACCAGACTGGTTATTGAAAGCAGAGAAACCAGCCAGCGGAGTCGTAGCAGTGATTGCAGCATGTCCGCCAACTCGCGCCATGACAGCAGCGTGGCCGCCCATCGTGTAGGTCGAGTTGAGCACCACGCCAGAGGTATGCCCCTCAAAGGTGCCGATCACACCAGCGCCAAGATGCGTCAGGGTTGTCGCCTTGACAACAAGCTGCCCCATATCTCCGTAGACTTCATGGGCGGCAGCCGTGCAGTTGACGACGTGACGGAAGCGCCCGCACTTGGCGGAATAGCCAGTACCGAGATCGGCCGAGCTTGCACCATGCACCTCGAACACAGATGCCTGTCCGTCACTGTAGATATTCTGCGTTGTGGCAAACAGTACCGCAGAGGTCGTTGCGGCGCTGCCTGCAAATTTCCCGATCCTCATGCCCATGATAACGGACGGGCCATCAATCAGGATGCCATCCGGCCAAGAAGCTGCACCGCTGGCCTTGTCAATCAGGATGCCCGCGCAGGTGCCGCTATTGGTGATGGTCCCGGCGCCAGTCGTCTCGACGTGAAGGCCGGCGAACTCGCCACCGCTATCCACGGTCAGCGACGTGCCGATCTCAATCGAAGCGTCGAAGCAGGAGAAGGTCGAACCGGTCTTGGCGTTGTGCGTGCCGGCCAGCTCGACGTAGCCCTGAACGCCAGTGTAGATGCCGGTCTGCACGTCCACGGTGGTCGCCAGCTTCAACTGACCCATGACCGAGCGAATGGAGGCCCCGGCCTGATCCACCGTGAGCAGGGTGCGGGCCAGGATGGTCCGAACGCTGTCGGCAATGGACGCGCCGGCATCGTCGGCATAGACGCCCAGCACAAACGGAGTCGCAGCCGCCAGCGGCGAGCCACTCCCCTGGAGCAAGGAAGCGAAAGCGCCCTGGGTGATACGGTTCATCCCCGCAATGTCCTTGGAGGCGTCGAGAATGACCGCCTTGCTGGCTGCCGCAGTCCCGGCAGTCGCTCCAATCAGCGCTTCCTGCGTGGCAGTCAGGGCCGCCACGGCGTTGAAGTCGCAACTCGACTCCGAGCCCTCGTTGACGTACAGCGCAGTTCCCTCACCGCCATCTCGGTGCAAAAACAGTGCGCCCACCGCGTACCCGGCAACAGCGTCGGACGGAACGGTGTCCCCCTGATCCATGATGTAGTTCTTGTCCGCGTCCTTGAAACTGGCCGACTTGAACCCCAACAGCTTGCACACTCTACTCAGCATGGCATCCTCCTTCTGGCGAGCCGGCAACCGACACGGTTGCCGGCGGCGGGCTCAGCCCGTCCGCGACTCGCCTCTCCTATGGGTAAAGCTGCTCACCGCCCACAGAGAGAGTGTAGTTGCGACTGATGGTGCCCTCATCGTCGTACTCTCCGCGACAGCCCACGTTGCCGAAGAACTTCGGCCCCTCTTCTCTATCTCTGTTTATCGACGCAATCAGCTCTCGGGTAAAGGCATCCAGCTTGCCCTCTTTGCCGTCGTTGACCTTCTCGTCAGCCGCCGCCAAACAGGAGGCTCGTAGGGTGGCCCCGTACTTCGACCCGCCCAGCGGGTAGGGTGCGGTCACGGAGAGCTTGTCCACCAACGCCTCGTACTGGTAGCTGAGGACGTAGGCGTCATCCGGGGTGGGGTACCACATGATCTCCCACCGCTGGCCAGTGGTGCCCGTTCCGGCCTTGCGGCGAAGGCCGGCAACGCGGGGGCGGCCGGATTCGCTCATCGACATGCGTAGGCGCCGAATCTCTCCTTCCCCCACGTCAGCCAGCACGCTCGGAACCTGGGCATCTTCGGCAAAGGTCAGATCGGGTTCCAGCAGCCGGCCGAAGTCGCCGGGCATGTCCTGATCGGCGTCTTCGGCGGTCGTGGTGATCGTGGTGGTCGGCCGCAGGAACCGCCAGGAGTACCCGGCCGGCACGCCCTCGACGGCCGGCGGATAGAGGAACTGGCGATAGCCGTTCTGCACGCAGCCGTCAATGAGCACCTGCTGCGAGGCCGAGCAGTCTGCGGACGCCTTGCCGAAGAGGAAGTAGGCAACCTCATCCATCAGGTCGTTGTACTCCAGGGAGAGCGTCGATTCCGTCGCATCCTCGTTCGGCAGGATGTCGATCTCGCCAGTAACGTATTCAACATCCCCGCTTGTCCGGGTGATCTTGAAGACATACTCGTAAGCAAGGCTGCCATCAAGCGCGTCAATGTCGTAGGTGTAGACGCCGGTAGACGGATTGACTGTTGCCGTGCCGGCGGCGACAACCACACCGCCACTGACTGTCTCGCGGATGCCGTAGGCGGCCTCGGAGTCCGAAAGAGTGACAGACGCCGCGGCAGTAAGGGTCAGACCGTCTGCGCCCTCAAGGTTCTCGACAAAGATTTCCATCTATCGCACTCCCGTTCTGGTACGACGAATGCCGGTATTGGTTTGGCTGGTGGTGGTTTCACCAGACGTAGCTGTACCCACTTCCCCGCGCAACGTGTCGCTGTCGAGCACGCTAGACAATTCCGGCACATCCATAGTCCCGGCCACGCCCTCAAGCGTATCGAGAGGATCGACACTCGAAAGTGCGGGGAGATCGATGGTGCCGGCAACTCCCTCCAACGTGTCGCTTGGTGCGACCTTGTTTAAAGCAGGAAGGTCGAGAGTTCCGGCCGCCCCCTCCAGGGTATCGCTTGGTGCGACCTTGTTCAGAGCAGGAAGATCAAGGGTGCCGGTGACGCCTTCCAGGGTATCCGAAGGCGCAACCTTGTTGATCGCGGGGAGGTCAA